AGAAGAACCAAGCAGAAGTTGCGCAGCAACAGGCGCAGGAGACCGCTCAAGATCCAATCGTCCAAATGCAACAACAAGAGTTGCAGATTAAACAGCAGGAAGTAAAGATTAAAGAGCAGGAAATGCAGATGAAGCAACAGAAAATGGTAGCAGACATCGCGGCTAAACAAGATGAGATAGAGTTAAATGAGGAACGGCTGGCGGTTCAAGAGCGTATTGCTGGTATGCAGGTTGGGGCTAAGATTGCTACAGATAAAGCCAACCTGTCGGCAAAACAGCAGGAAGCTGGGTTACGCATGGGTATAGAGATTGCTAGGGAGGCTGCAAACGAAGAACGTAATAAACAACAACAAACCCCACCAAAACTAGAAGGAGAATAAATGAATACCGACATTCTGAAGTATCTCTCAAACAAGATACGGGAGGAACAAAAAGTGTTAGCCGATGATATGGCGTTAGGTAAAGCAAAAGACCACGGGGAATACAAGTTTTCCTGCGGTATATACCGAGGCTTGATATTGGCAAACACGATGCTTGCGGAACTTGCAGAGCGCATGGAGAAAGATGATGAGTGAGTTATTAATCGGGACAAACCCCGACAATATAGAGGATGTAACAGTCCTGCCTGAAACGGCAGAGCAAAAAGCGAAGCAGCTACCAGACCCGTCGGGGTACCGTATTTTATGCGGGATACCTGAAGTTGATGGCAAGTTTGAAAGCGGGCTGGCTAAATCTAATGAAACTATGCGGTATGAAGAGGCACTCACTACCGTCCTGTTTGTGATAAAGATGGGGCCAGACTGCTATAAAGACGAGTCGAGATTCCCCAGTGGTGCGTGGTGTAATGAGGGCGATTTTGTCCTTGTGCGCCCACATGCCGGTACCCGTGTGAAGATACATGGTCGGGAGTTCAGGATTATCAACGATGACTCTGTTGAGGGTGTGGTCGAAGATCCGCGCGGTATATCCAGAGCCTAAAGGAGGCACATATGAACGCAGTAACTAAACCAGAAAAAGACGACTTTGAGTTTGAAGTTGAGGATAACCTACCCGAGGTTGAGGTAGAAGACGATACCCCCGAGGTAGACCGTGGGCGAACCCCCATGCCAGAGGACATCGTGCGGGAGTTAGAAGCCGATGAGATGGAAGACTACTCTGATAAGGTAAAAACCCGCCTTAAACAGATGAAAAAGGTCTGGCATGACGAGCGGCGGGAGAAAGAAACTGCCCAGAGGGAACAGCAGGAGGCTGTTAGCTTTGCCAGAAAAATCTCGGATGAGAATAAGAGACTAAAGAATACGTTGTCTAGAGGAGAGCAAACCCTTGTAGACAGTTATAGACAGGCTACCGAGCTTGAGCTAAGTGCGGCAAAAAGGGAGTACAAGGAAGCCTATGAAGCGGGCAACCCTGACTTGCTGATAGAAGCACAAGAGAAATTAAATTCCGCTGGGTACAGGATGGAGCAGGTTAAGAACTTTAAACCTACCCCTTTACAAGAGGAAGATAATAGTGTAAATATCCCACCAGAGGTGGTACAAAGACCACAGATAGATCAGAAAACGGCTGCGTGGCAAAAGCGCAATACGTGGTGGGGTAGCCCAGAGTATGCAGATATGACCGCATTAGCTTTGGGAGTCCACCAAAAGTTAGAGAATCAGAACGGTAAGCAGTACATTGGTACCGATGAATACTGGAGTTCCATTGACAAAACAATGAGACAACGGTTTCCTGAAGTGTTTGAAGAAGAAACGAAGACCGGGGGCGGCAAGCCCGGTACCCGCACAGAAAGTAACAGACCTGCCACAGTGGTTGCTCCGGCATCCAGAAGCACTTCCTCCAAAAAGGTGAGGCTTACAGCATCGCAGGTAGCTCTTGCGAAGAAGCTGGGTTTAACTCCTGAGCAGTACGCTCGGGAACAACAAAAACTGAATACGGAGAAATAACATGGCTAGAAATGATCTTGCACGCGAACTGGAAACCCGTACCGCCCTTGAGCGGCCTAAATCTTGGCAACCGGCGTCATCTTTGCCGGAACCAGACAAGCAGCCGGGGTACACGTATAGGTGGGTTAGAGTATCAATCCAAGGTAAGTCCGATCAACCGAACTTGTCTGCTAAGTTACGGGAAGGTTGGGAACCTGTAGGGATTGAGGAACAACCACAGTTTAAAATGATGATTGACCCCAATAGTCGATTTAAAGACAACATTGAGGTCGCAGGTTTGTTGCTTTGCAAAATTCCTGAAGAGTTCATGGCTCAGAGAAAGTCTTATTATGAGACTAAGAACCGTGACCAGATTGAATCTGTGAACAACAACTTTATGAGAGAGAATGACCCGAGGATGCCCCTCTTTAGAGAAGGCAAGTCCACAACGTCATTCGGAAAAGGTAAATAAACTTAAACATTTTAGGAGAAGTTAATTATGGCATATCCGTCCATTACGGCCCCTTACGGGCTAAGGCCGATCAATTTGATCGGTGGGCAGGTTTTTGCTGGCTCTACCCGCTCAATTCCTATTGGTTCAGGTAACGACACCTCTATTTTTTATGGTGATGTTGTTAAACTGGATTCAAGTGGTCTTTTGCAGAAGGATGTCGGTACTGACGCTGCTACCCCAGTTGGTGTTTTCCTCGGTTGCACCTATACAGATTCTCAGTATGGCCTGACTTTCCGTCAGTTTTATACTGCTGATACGATTGCTGCCGACATTACAGCTTATGTGACAGACGATCCAGATGCACTGTACAAAGTTGCGGTTGTTTCTGCGACTACGACAATTGGTTACGTTAACCGCACTGCTGTAGGTAATAACGCTGTTCTGGTTCAGAACGCAGGCTCAACCCTCACGGGTAACTCGGCTGTTGCTATTGATGATAATACTGGCACCACGGCAACGTTCCCAATCCGTATTATTGATGTTGTTCCAGAAACCGCTATTGCTGGTTATCCGGGTTCGTACACTGAAGTTATTGTTAAGTGGAACACGGCATCTAGCTTTACCGTTGGTGGTCATCAATACAACCTGCCGCTCGGCGTTTAAGGAGAATATAGATGGCAATTTCACGCGCACAATTACTTAAAGAACTGCTCCCGGGACTTAACGCCCTTTTTGGTCTGGAATATGCCAAATACGGTGAAGAGCACAAGGAGATTTTTGATACTGAATCTTCCGAACGTTCGTTTGAAGAGGAAACCAAACTGTCAGGCTTCTCCGCCGCTCCGGTGAAGAACGAAGGCAGTGCGATAGCCTACGACAACGCGCAGGAAGTGTTCACTGCCCGTTACAACCACGAGACAATCGCTCTTGGATTCTCACTGACCGAAGAGGCCATTGAGGACAACCTGTACGACTCACTGTCGTCCCGGTACACCAAGGCGCTGGCTCGGGCTATGGCATACACCAAACAAACCAAAGCTGCTTCGGTGCTGAACAATGGTTTTTCATCTAGCTACAATGGTGGCGACGGTGTACCTCTGTTTAGTGCTTCGCATCCGACGGTATCTGGTGGTGTTAACTCCAACATCCCCGTCACCGCTGCTGATTTGAACGAGACTTCGCTTGAAGCCGCCGTTATCCAGATCGCTGCTTGGACTGACGAACGTGGACTGTTGATTGCCGCCAAGCCGCGTAAGCTGGTTGTCCCACCGTCCTTGATGTTCGTTTCTACACGTTTGCTTGAAACTGAGCTGCGTACCGGCACTGCCGACAACGACATCAATGCCCTGAAGAATAACGGTTCAATCCCTGAAGGATACACCGTTAACCACTTCCTGACAGACACCGATGCTTGGTTCCTGACCACAGACGTGCCTAATGGTATGAAGCATTTTGTTCGTACCCCGATGGCTAATTCTATGGACGGAGACTTTGATACCGGTAACGTTCGGTACAAGGCAAGGGAAAGGTACTCGTTCGGATGGTCTGACCCTCTGGGCATGTACGGTTCACAAGGTGCATAATCAGTAAAAGGTAGTAACTTAAAAGGGAGCTTCGGCTCCCTTTTTTGTTGACGCATACACAAAAAACTGATAAAAAGCAATTACCCCAAGATTAACACTCATACCGACTGACTTGGCAGACGTAGTAGAGACGGTATGAGAAGTGCTACTACACGAGGATTTTATGGCTATAACTACATTTCAAGGCCCAGTTCGGTCACTCAATGGCTTTTATACACAAGGCCCCGGCAGCGTTATTACCCTGCCAAACGCCACTAACACGATTACGTTAGACGCTGCAACGTATGCTGGACGCGTTATATATACCAATGACGCAACTCTGGTTATTACTTTGCCTTCACTGAATGCGACAGCAGATCCCGTTTCTTCTGGCCCCGGTTCAGACCCTAATACCTCAAACAACATGGGCACCAGCTTCACGTTTGTAGTTGGAACGGCGGCTACAGCTTGGAAGATTATCACTGCGGCTAGTCAGTTCCTTATTGGCTCTATGCTTGTTATAGATACCGATACAACTAACACTGTGAATGGTTTTGCTGCTAACGGAACAACTATACGCTCGGTTAACCTTGATGGGTCTACCACAGGTGGTATTGTGGGTTCGTACGTCACGGTAACGGCAACAACTGCCACACAGTGGACTGTTTCTGGCGTCGTTATTGGTTCTGGCACTATAGCTACTCCGTTCGCTACTTCATAATAGCGGCAGGTATAGACAAAATAATTAAGCCAGACGTTGCTTAGGTAGCGTCTGGCTCTAGTTACTAAACGGAGAAACCTATGGGTATGCAATATGATGTAAAGTCTAAATATCTCACCGGTGACGGCGTGATTGCGGATTACCGAACCCGCCTTAAAAGCGTAACGGTCACGGTCTCAACCGCTGGTGCAGCGACAATAATCTATGATAATGCTACTGCGGCTAGTGGCGATGTATTGATTACAATGAGTACGGCGGCGGTAGGAAGTTATCAAGTGCTGTTGCCGGGTGAAGGTATTTTGGCTCAAAACGGTATTTTTGTTGATATAAACGGTGCGGCGGCAATTAGCGTAGTATTTGGTTAATATATGCAAGCCAATAAAGGTTATGAGTTAGCTGGGCGCAGCCTCTTTATTGCGTTACCGGCGTATGATTTTAAAGTATCGCTTAAACTGGCGGTATCTTTAGCTGCTTTTGCCCAAAAAGCGGGTAGTTACGGCATAGAGATCCAGATAGGTAGCATCTGTGGATGCTCTGTTGTGTCTCGCGCTAGGAACCTGCTCGCCAAGGACTTCCTTGAGTCTTCCTGTACCGACCTGTTGTTTATCGACTCAGATATTAACTTCCATGCGGATGATGTATTCCGCTTGCTTGCGTGGACAGCAGACCCGAAGAAGGGCATTGTTGCTGGCGTTCCGCGTACCCGCAGTGTGGATACCGTGTATATAACCACCCTAGACCAAGACGAAAACGATCGGCTAACCATGAATGGCATGGGCTTAGTACGTGCAACACGCGTTGCCACAGCGTTTATGATGGTGCGCAGGGATGTGTTTGAGACGCTGGCGAGGGAGCATACGGAGTGGCAGTACCATGACCCACGCTCAGGACGTACATTAACCGCCATGTTTGACTTCAAACTGACCCCAGAAGGCTACATAGGTGAGGATTTCTTGTTCTGTGACCGCGTTAGGGAGCATGGGTTTGAGGTGTGGATAGATCCAACCATAAAGCTCGGTCATATGGGTGTGCAGGAATTTGAAGGTAACTTTGGCGCAGATGTGTTGTATCCTATGATCGCACCGGAAGAAAAGGTAGCGTAATGGCAAAGACCCCGGCTTGGCAGAGGAAGGAAGGCAAAAGCGCCAAGGGCGGTTTAAACGCCAAGGGTAGAGCTTCCTATAACGCTGCTAATCCGGGTAAGCCGGGATTGAAAAGACCACAGCCTGAAGGGGGTTCCCGTCGGGACTCATTCTGTGCCAGAATGAAAGGTATGAAGAAGAAGCTCACTAGCAAGAAAACCGCTAGTGACCCCAATAGTCGTATAAACAAAAGCCTCCGGGCTTGGAAATGTTAACTTAGGAGAACACCATGAAAGCAGACGGCATTATTACAAAAGGTCACACCAGAGCTATGGCTAAAGGCGGTAAGACGTCCAAGATGGCTAAAGGCGGTAAGATGGCTATGGGCGGAGAAATGCCCAAGATGGCTAAAGGCGGTAAGATGGCTAAGATGGCTAAGGGCGGTAAGATGGCTAAGATGGCTAAGGGCGGGGGGATGTGCTAATGCACGGTCTGCCAAAGAGCCGAAAACTTATAGATGCGGAGAAGCAGCTTAAACTGAAGGAACAGCAGCGCGTAAGAGCAGCGGAAGTAGACCGCGAGGACGCCGAAGAAGGTGCTAGGTTTAGACGCAAGGATGAAAAGGCACGCCTTGTCCAAGAAGTTAAGGATGCAGAAACACGTAAAAAAGAAAATAAAGCTCCTACAACACGCACTGAAACGAATAAGTATAAAAAGGGTGGCTCAGTTAAGTCTTCCGCGTCTAAACGTGCCGACGGTTGCGCCACTAAGGGTAAAACCCGAGGAAAGATGGTGTGAGACCAAGCAGGGGTATGGGCGATATAGCTCCGTCTAAGATGCCAACGGGTAAAACCGTAAATCGTAAAGACAACCCCAATGAAGTAACGGTGTATAAGAAGGGCGGTAAGGTGAATGCTGCTGGAAACTATACGAAACCCGGTCTGCGTAAGCGGATCGTGTCTCAGGTCAAGGCGGCAGATACCCACGGTACGGGCGCAGGTAAGTGGTCGGCGAGGAAAGCGCAATTGGTAGCTAAGAAGTATAAGGAATCTGGCGGGGGGTATAAAGATTGAAAGCGCCTCAGAAATCCCTTAAAAACTGGGGTGATCAGAAATGGCGCACCAAATCAGGGAAGCCGTCCTCTAAGACGGGTGAGCGGTATC